GATCGGCACTCTGGACTTTCGCTGAATGTTGTAATCGTCATTCATAGCGGCTCCCGCAAAAAACATTTTCTTATGATCAAACGCAGATTGCAAAGATTCATTTGCCACCCTAATCCAAGCCGATGTCGGCTTCCTTAGAAAAACAATATTCTTTTGACTTAAATTATATTGATTTTTAAGTTTACGGAGATTTTTTTCGTAATCTTGAGCTTTATCTAGTTCTGCTTCGATTACGCCTAATTTAAGATTCCGCTTTTTAAATATATCGCTCTCATTGCAAGAGTTGACAAATTGCACTCCACCATTATAGTCACCCACAACTGCTACCACATTAAAATGAGTTAACACATAAGCTATGTATTTTATATGTGTTTTTAAGCTAGCTCCAGACAAAGCATAGCTATGAATGACCGTTCCTTTCCTAGTGTCCCTATTGAGCTTTATAAGAAGCATAGCAAAATCATCAGAACTTTCGCTTTCAGACCACGAAGGGTCAAAAGCTAGAATATATTCGTCCTTGGGATTACCAACAACTTCGACACACTGCCCCTCCCCATCTGGGATTGTGCAAGCAGCCATTTTGCTTACTTTAAAGTAACCAGAGCTATCATCTGTAAATATAGCGCCGAACTCTCTTTCAAATTGAGATTCACTCATTGTAGCTTTAGATTGGCTGATTAAGTTTTGATCGTAAAGCTGATCGGGAGCGCAGTCATAACTAAAATGCATTATTGTTCTGTGTGCTCCGTCTTGTTTATTTTCGTTTAAAATTAAAGCCTCATATTGTTGATATATCTTATACAAATACTCAAACTTGTAAGAAGCTGAAGATAAACCAATAATTTTATTGTTGGGCCATCTTTTTCTCTCCGCTTCTTTCATTTGCCCCTTTTCAATCATTAGAGTTTCTAGGTCATAAATTTCTTGTCTTTCAGTGGGGTTTTCTACGACCGAGAGGAAAGGAATGATAACCTCGTTGTAAATCTTCTCTGGCATCAATAATAACTCATCAATGATCATACGTTGAAAACGAAAACCCCTTAGCTTCTCGCCATCACCTAGAGGAAGGGCGCGAATACTACTTTGACCTATTTCCATGATCCATTCATCATTCATCTTAGAAACCCTAGTGATACACTGAGAAAAGAATGTAGCTTTAGGGCTTTTTGAAATATCTTCGATTTTTTTAAATATCATCTTTGACTGCCTAAAAGACTTAGACAGAATGCCTATCTGCACACCTTGATTCAGGATAGCATCTAGAAGCGCGAAAATGCCCGTAGAGAAGCTTTTAGACATTCCCCGACTCCATATGCCTAAAAAGTAGTCAGAGTCCATCATGGCCTTAATAGCCATATGCTGGAACGGGAATAATTTTACACCCGTAAATAATTCACAAGCAAACGAAGGGTTTTCTTTTAGAAATTTGTAAAGCAGTAACTTTGCCTCATTTTCCTCTAAATACCCCTCGGTGCTTAGAATTTTTTGGTTTATATCCTTGAACTCTCTGTGGAGTTTTTGTTGTCCTTTTTGCCAAGCCATCTTTCTTAAGTTTTTGATTCCAGAAGTATTGAACGTCTACTCGCCAAAGGTTTTTGCCTAAAACAAGAATTTTGGGTATTAACTCTTCGCTCTTTTCTCTTGATCCACTGAACACAATTTGAGAACAGTCTGTATATTCAGCTTGTATCTGTCGCATTCTATGAAACACATATTCTAGATTAAATTTTTTATACCCTCTTTTATTTTCGCCCCACATATCCTCAAATGCTGTTTCCACTACTATAAATAAGAAGCAACCCATCGACCTACACCTTTCAAGCTCTTTTACAAATCTATTATATCCATTTGTCACAGTAGCACAGAAATCCTGGTAAGACTTCCTATCCACGAATGTATAGTCATATAAATTTCCCCCCACAGCGTAATCTCCCACATCTAACTTCAGAGATTCTGAATTCTTGAAATACAATGGTTGCTGTTCTCTAGTGTCCACTAGAATGGTTGTTTCTGAGTAATCTTCTTTAAATTCATTTGGTAGTTGCTCGCCTAACATGGGCAACATACCAAATTGGTTACATGCTTCGTGGTAGCTACCGAAAACGTCTTTGCATATCTCTAAGTCGGGGAGCTTTGATGTTTGGAGGTATAGAGCGGGGGGACCGCCTGTTAATCCCTTATCTTCTATTTTTTCTTTTAAAGTTGTTGAGACGAATTGTTTTACCTCATCAGGGGGTGCTGTGCTACACCACTTCCTCATATTCCGCTTAGTGATAAAATCAGTAGCGAAATACTGATCGTATTTTTTAAAAGGGATAAGCTCTCCTGTTAGCTTATCTTTTCTTCCATAATACTCTACATAGTAATCCCCAAGGTATTTACCATGTTTTTTTATATGTGCGTGTAGACTCCTTAACGAATCAAAAGAATCTCCACATTCTTTACATTTATAAGACATCTTCTCTACCAATTCCTAAAACTCTAGCTTTCCACTCTGACATTCCCTCTAACCTATCCGCTTCCTTCTTCACTGCCGCCTTTTGCATCTCTGCTATACGAACCATGTTGGCCCTTTCCTCTTCTTCTTGAAACAGCTGGACAATAGAAAGAAAGGAAGCATTCTCTTTTTGTAATTTCTTCATTCTCTCCCCGCGATCACCTTGCAGCTTCTTAGTGAGGTTTTCGATGCGTGTTTCACATTGGTGATACTCAGAACTCTTCGCTTTAATAATTTCCGCTAGACGTATAGACATTTCTTGTTGCTCATCAGCCTCATCAAACATATTGTTTAATTTGTTAAGGTGGGCGCTGATGACTTCCAAATTAATTACCTCTTTGCAAACATTTAAATACAAATTAATCTCATCAGCAGTTAAGTCAGGCTTGTCCCAAGTTAATCTAATAAACTCATGCTCAAACAACACCCTGTCCTCTTCATTAAGATAATTGTTAATAATTTTAAGAAATCTTGAATTTGACAGATTGGTTCCTAGTTTTTCTACACAAACTTGTTTTTGCCTGTTCAGCTTTGGTTCATCTAAACCCAAACCCGTTGCATCATTGATTTTCTTGATGATTCGGGACGGAGACTTCGGTGAAATGTATGAATTCAAAGCACCACTGTCTTGAGAAGGCATGATGTCAGGATTAACTTCTCGTATTTGAGCCAACACCGCCCTTTGTTCTGCACTTAATGGTCTAACTTGTTTATCGGGGAAAACAATTTGTGCAATTTGCAAAGAGGAAAGCCCATCTTTAGCTTGGTCTAATATAAATTCTATTTGTTCAGATGTAAACTCTATAGCTTCAGCAGGAGGACGGCTTGTGGTTTTGTAATCTATAGCGTTTTCTGTTAAAAACTTTCTAACAGCTCTACCTTGACGCGACCTACCGTCCAAGGTTTCATCTTCAAAGCACTGTCTGGTTAAAAGTATCAAGTCCTGAACTTTCCCAGCATTCTCTCTTAAGAAAGTCTTCTGTTTATCATTCAAGTCCATCTCCTATAATATCTTCCTCGTTTATGATTTCTATAGCTGTCTCTAAGAATTTTTTCTTTAGGTTCTTAACTTGCCGATAACCCAGCTTATTTTTCTGTGGTGACAATTTGTAACCCATAAACCGAGCTACATCTTCTTCTGTCTTCTCTTCAAAATACAACATCTTGTAAGCTTTATAGTGAACTTCAGTTAGCTTCTTCTCCATATAGACATCAAGCTTGGACAAAGAAACATCGAAATCAAATCCATCGTAAGGTCTACCCTCTACCTCTTGAACGAAATCCTCTGTAGAAAGAGGAGTTTTGAGTTCTAAACCTGACTTTTTACTTTTTTCCCACTTCGCATACAAAGTGCAGGTTGAATCTTGCTTGCTTGTTTTGGTAAGGGAGCACCCCTCTCCCAAAGCAAATTTACAATTGGTGCAAGGCTTAACATAGTTGCCGTAATGATTCCTAATCAGATTTCTTAATTGATTAGATATAATGCGCCCTATCCACGGTTCAAGAGGACGCTCTTGATCCCACATGTGCCACTTCTTAGCAATGTGTAGTTTAATAATTTGCTCTACGTCTTCGAAATCAAACCACCTAACAGCAGTCAACCTCCATTTGTATTGCTGTTTTTTTATTGCGACATCTATGATGTCCGAAAAATCTTCGTAGGAATATTCACCTTTCTTTCTTTTTTTCATCAATAAATTCATTAATTGATTGAGAGCGCTTCCTCTCTTTCTTATCAGGTTGGGCATCCTCGCCAATTAATGAACCTAAAGTCATAGCTTTCTTTTCTACCTCGTAATCAACTTCAAAATTAGTTAACTTAGGAACGAAAGAAGCATCTGTTTCGTCATTAGATAGAATAACAGACTTTTCTACTGTAGAGGTTTCCCCTGCTACATTAGCCGAAGCACTTGCATTCAATTGTTGACCGCATTTACCGCAAAAGTTTGGTTTTGCGTGGCCGTAAGAAATCTTCGTTCCGCAACTATGACAAAATAAATGGCTCATCGCTATTATATTTATATATTTAAATGACTAATTTTCTAAAAATAAACAAGATCGTGGTCCTGTGTATATAAGCAATTCGCTGCTGTCGCGTTGACGCTCATCTTGTTATATACATATCATATTACACTCTTTTATATGTTTCTAATTTAGAAATGATAAACTTTAAAATTTTACTACGAACAATATCAGAGCGGTTAAATTTAAATGAATGTATACCATTCTTTTCAGAATCCTCTCCTGCAAATAAATCAAACATTTCACCAAAACCAGTTTTGCCATTGATGTCGCTTTGCATAAAGTCCCCACAAATAATTAACTTGCTTCCTTCTCCTATACGAGTTATCAGTGTAGTTAACTCCTTAAACGTAAAGTTCTGAGCCTCATCTGCTACAATTAACTTATTCTCCCAGTTAGCTCCACGGAGAAAGTTTATAGGCACCGCAGAGACGCGACCAACCTGTTTTAAATAAGCTGTATCACCCTCGAAAATTATCTCATCCAACTTATCATACAAAGGCATCAAAAATGGATCAAATTTATCTGTTATATCCCCTGGTAGGCTTCCCAATCCTTTATCCGCACTTTCTGCTATGCTCCTTACATATAGCAACTCTTTTTCGTTGTCCTCGGCTAATAACCTTAGACAGCCGTATAAGGACATATAAGTTTTGCTTGAACCCGCTGGCCCTGAAACAAAAAAGATCTTTACGCTAGGATCTAGGACTGTAGACAAAAAACCCCTTTGGCGGGGAGTAAATTTGAACTTCCGCTCTTTAAATTTAATTGAGTGGTGGAAGTGTGGCTTTAACTCAATATTAGACAAAGTTTTACGTGCCATGTAAATGTATTTACACGTAAATTACAAAGGCGTATTCCTTAATCTCACAGTTGTTTGAACTGAATCTCCCCCATTGATCCCATAACTCTGATCCACAACCCTTGCTCCTGCTGGCATTTTGATTATTTCCACTAAAGAGCCAACATCAAAATTATTGTCTTCGTTTTGTAAGCCTATCTCAACTGATCCCGCTAGAAGTTGTCCGCTTAAATTAATAAAGTTATTTAAGCCTGTGGCAGTAATACTTAATTCTTCTTCTATTCCGTCTAAAAGCATACTAGATGGATTTGGAGAGCCTATCTCATATACGGGACTTCTATTATACTTTCTAGTGAAAGTGGCTTGAGACTGAACTGCCCCTACAACTTCGTTCATGTTGCTGACCGAGCAAGTATGACCATAAACCATATCGTCCGAATAAATGGGTATAGCATAATTCTCAAGACTTAAAGCAGTAGAAGCTAAAGGATCTTTTCCTGAAATCTTAGTCCCCGTAGGAGGATCTAAAGAAACAAAATATGCTCTAATGATCGCGGGTAAGTAAGGCTCCACCGTTATCGTCACTTCTGACGGATAACATTTTTTATATAAATTTTCTCCAATCTGTATGGGGACATAAGCTTGCCGCGCTTCAGTTGTCCCACTCAAATATCTGAAACCTTCACCAATGCTAGTATAACCCCCACCACTACCTTGAATGAATGATTCTATAGTTATGTTAGCAGATAAAGACCCCCCAAACCTAAATTGATCATTAAGGTTTACATCAACACCTAAATTACGCTTCGGCTCAGAAGACGTATTTAAACTAACATCAGAACGTAATGCAGGAATATAGTCCATAGAACCAGTAAAACCCGTATTCACACTGTCAGTGTCGGGAACCCCAATGAAAACGGGGGTGTTGGTGTATGAGAGACTCATTTGCTCATATTACACTCTTTATTGATTCCCAACCACCATTAACCCAAAATTAGCCGTAGCATAAGATACCCATATAATCCCCCATCCAATGTCTCGCTTCATAAAATACGCCACCCCGACAACCGTATACATGATCCCCGCTGCCAATGGAACATACTTCGTTATAACGTCCATCCCCTTTATTATATATGTCCTCTATTTTTTTTAAACAATAAATACAACAACCTCCCGATGCCCCCCAAACTTACAAGAAATGGGGGTTGATAAATTGATGAAGGACTCCCCCCCCGACATTAACGCGCAAAACCCTTTGGTTTTTCTCAGAAATGGGGTAGGGTTGTTTTTGTCAAGCTTTTAATTGAAAAAAAAAGTTGTTAAAAATGCATCTTTTCTCTTGCGGTTAGCTCAGACTCTGCTATACTACAGGCATGACAGTTAAGGAAAGCATCTGCAACGGTAGCGAGGTAGTGTTCGATGGTAACACTTGGGGATTGGTAACTGATACGGCTCTCGAAAATAACGAGGTCCAGATCATGGATGAGGATGGTGGAGAGGATTGGATCGACCTTCACAGGGTGGATGCGATCCTCGACTCTGACTCTCCCGAGGGAA